ATAGTTTCACCGTACCATTCAACCTCACCTTTATTGACACCACCATACTTTGTAAAATGTATGTATTGGTCTCCTTCTTTAAACATTGTTAAATTTTTTAAAGTTCTTTTTGAATGATGTTTCATATTTTTTCAATTCCTTTGTATCCAATCCATTATATAAACCAGTACTCATGAAAGCATGAATCTCATCGTCAATTATTTTCTTATCATCAACATAACCCATCTTAATAAGTTTCTTTTTTAATTTATTATAATGAGTTGGTTTAATGTTGTTGATTAACTTAACAACTTCTTTTTTATATTCTTTATTGGTGTAATATAATCCGTGTGCAATTTCGTGGTCCATGGTTTTTAAGTCTTTACTACTTGCACCAATCAAATACCAATCACATCTTGTTCCATCATTCTTATTTTGTGAATCAATTGCACAATAAAAATAAATGTCATTCATAATTTTATCATATTCAGTATCATAACAAAATATGTGATTGGCTTTCTGCATAACATTACTTGGTATATTATAACCCGCCCAATCATCAGGATATGTAAATGTTCTTTTCTTCCAAGCCAATTTATAATGTCTCATATACTCCATCCATGTGAATGGTTTACCTCTGAATTTTTTATATGGTGACTCATAGAACTCTTGGTATCGACAAAACAACATTGCTCTATCGTAATCATCATCAACTGTTACGCAATAAATTCTAGGTTTAATTTCTTTTACTTTACCTTTTACTAAAGGATGTTTAATTTTCATTGGTGTGGTTTTATTGATTTTCTTCTGTCATTTTACAACGATTACATTGCATGTGACATTTAGTTGCCCCATCCTCTTCGGCAGAACAATAGAAATCTTTTATTTCATTATTCTTACAACTCTGTAAAATCTCAACACAAAGTTGTTCGGGGATTTTACTTCTTTCATATGCGTTTGAACGACCTTGTGTTCCAGTTTTACTACCTCTTGGTGCCGCAACGTGACAAGGGTCACCATTCTTACACATAGGACGAGGAACCCAAACATTACTGTTTGTCCATATATCCGTTGGTTTCATACGTTCATCACCATATTGGCAATATGTTACTGTTGTTCTTTTAAAGTCAGCCATGAACGGCATTTTGCGAAGTACTCCTCTTGGATTTTCCATAAACCAATATGTTGGGTTAAAGTGTTCTATTATTTCAATTGTTTTTTTAACTAACTCAATACCTAATCTTGCTCCATCCGTTTTTGGTATGTACGCACCTTTACCTCCCGTCCAATGATATCCCAACGATGCAACGCTAAAACTTGTACATGGTGGTGATGCCCAAATAATATCTGGTTGAAAAGGAACTTTCTTAACGTCAAAATCTAATATACTGATTGGGTAGTTAATCCCTTCGAATTCAACCAAATCAGATGAGAATACTTCCATTCCCATTCTCTCAGCAACCTTCCCAACAGAACGACTACCGGCAAATAATTCTAATATTTTCATATCATATTTCTACTAACACTTATTGGAGGTAAACTATTTTCGTCTATACCCAATAAGTTACTTATAAATTTAAACAATTTGTAATTACCTTCAAATCCAAAATGACCATCATTTAAACCTCCGTTTGATTCTTGTGAGATAGTTGTAAAATAACCATCATCTTGTGGAATATATTTTATTGACTTCACCATCTTACCCATAGATTTATCCCAACTAATCATAACCGGTTTATAATCTCGATAAAGATAATTTAAATGCTCATAAAAGTTTTGTTCATTTTCCATACCATCAGTTTGGTTCCAAACAAAATCTCTTTCAACTAATTGTTGATTTAGTATATCACATGTTTTTTTATCATGTAATGTTTGCCAAATAGAACCAGTTGTTATTGCCTTTCTTTTATATTCCTCATTAAACCAATTGTATCTTGATGCGTTACTAAATATAATAACTAATCTATCACCATTTTCATATTTGGGTATAAATCCTAATTGATGTGTAATGTCTTGATTAGAACATCCCGGCTCAGCATAATTAAAAACATTATAAAACTCTTTTAAATAATCGGACCAATGTCCATAGTAGTTATGTTTTTTTGCATAAGCCTCAACAGGTTTATGAGACAAAAATGGTTTAAGTTTAGGTCTTTCAACTGGAGGTTCCTTTGCAAAATAATTAAATGCAAACGAGTCTCCTAATACAAACAACCTATGTTTCATTAACGCAAATGTTTGTACTTTGCCGCCATGTTATTGATATAATTTTCTTCATGGATAGATAGTAAATCTCTACATTTTTTTAAATGGTCAAGACTATTCCAAAAAGTTATATCATTGGCATTTGGATTACGAACACCGTTGTTGTTACTTTTAGTTTCTTGGTCGGGTTGAATGTATCCATCTTCAATTAGGATTTCAACTAATCTTTTCTTTTCGCTTAAACTGCAAGAGTCGATAAATTCACTTGGGTCGACATCTACTTCTGCTGTAAATTCTGGCATAATATTATTTTTTTGTTTACTAAAATATACAAAATAAAATTGAAAATAAAAAATTACAAACTAAAAGATTCCCCACATCCGCAGGTACGAGATGCGTTTGGGTTGCCCCAACTAAATCCTTTACCATTTAATCCATCAGAATAATCTAATTCGGTTCCAAATAGATATAGTATTGACTTTCTGTCAATAACTACTTTTAATCCACCATCCAATTGGACTACTTCATCTGTGATGTCTTCAACATCATCAAAATCCATTTTATATGAAAGTCCGCTACATCCTCCACCTATAACACTAACGCGAAGATGGTGGGTGTCGGGTGTTAAACCTTCACTCACCATCAGTTCTAATAGGTGATGTAACGCTTTCTCAGTTACAGTTATCATAATAATAAATATTTTATTCTATCAAATCATCTAAATCAATATTATGTTCAGATAATATCTCATATATCTTTTCATAAACCATTTCAAGGGCATCATATTTGTCCATTTCTTTTGACTCCATAGCCCACTCCAAACCTTTTTTTGTATTATGTAATATTTCCCATAATGCCAATGTTAGGTCAAGAGATTTGATGGCTCTTTTATGTGCAAAAGAATCATCAACGTCACTTAAATTGTATTCAATTATCGCTTTCGCCATAGGTCAGTAAGTTTTCTACCAGGTTTTATAATTTTACCAGTCTCTTCATCCATCATTGGAGCCCTCCACATTTCAAAACCAATCCACAAAGTTGTTCCGATAATGCCAATAATAAAGTAAATCATATTTCAATAGTTTTAGGTTTCCAAAATTGCCACCAACGTCTTTTAGGTATTGGTAGACATTGTGAGAATGGGTTATCACCAAATGACACTCTACCCAAATATCTCGCAGCCATCATGTTTAAAAATACTTCTTGGTATTCCTCGGGTACTGTGTCAAAATCGGCACTAATTTCAACACTCAATGACAATGTTCCTTTATCTTCAGTTATTAAATAAAGTGTTTGGTGTGTCGTCACCAATCTTGTTGATTTTAATTCTAAATTATTTCCTCCTCCCAAATATATCTCCGCCTCTTTCTTGTTCATGTTATTCGGTTTGTGTGTTAATAAAATGCATAACTAAATTGTATTCGTTGGGTCTTCGTTCTTTTAAGAAATCTAATCCCATTTCATATCTACCAACTGTGTTTCGTTCAATAAACAATTCAGTTCTGATACTATCATTAAAATCAGATAGATTTCTATTTTCAATAAGCAAACTATCATATGATTGTTTATTTACTGAATGTGATAAAGATGACTTTATTTCATTATACTCTCTATCTTTTTCAAAGAATTCAAATGTCATGATTATTAAACCTAATAGAGACATAGCAATACCCGCCCTAAATTTTGTTTCAGTTGTCATTAGTCTAAGTTTTTAATATCAGTTAATGTTTTTTCCACATCTTCTTCCGTAAGGTAACCTAACACATCATCAGTAATTGGTGTACTATAAGTTAACTCGCCGTCCTTACCAAATATTGCCAATTCATATAGTCCATTACTACCACCGTATGTGTGTGGTCCTTGAACAATACTAGCTCCGTAACCATTTGGGAATTGAACTATACATTGTTTTCCGATTCCCATTGGATGAGGTTGGAAGTTCAGCTCTTTGAACACTATCGTGTCGAAGTTGTTGGTGGGTCTTGTTGTTGCGTTCATCTTTTAATTTTTTTGCAAATGCTTGCGTTAAATAATAATTCATGTTTAAAATATTTCTTCCGCAATTCCTAAACCTTCGGCAATGGCAAATAAACCAGCCGATGTTTTGAAATCACTATTGAATAATGCAAAACACGCTCCAAATCTGATTAGTGATTTAACAATACTAATCCAAAAATGGCTATTTGATTTTGATTCTTTTGGTTCCATAAATCTAATATAGTTATTTTTTACGAGATTTCAAAACTTTTTTTGATTCAATATAGTTGTCAATGAAATTTATTCTTTGACCAATCCAATACATTACATTGACAGTCATAGAATTACCAATACCCCCTTTAACGGAAGAATAACTTGGTTTTTTACCATCAACTTCAAAATCTAAGTAACCATCAGGGAAACCTTGAAGTCTCTCCAATTCTCTTTCTGTGAAGGTTCTGATACCATGTTTGTCAACCCAAAAGTTTGATGTGGATACTTTACCGAATCCGTCAACTAATGTTTGTGCATAGGATTTAGTTATCGTACCTGCGAGTTTAATTTTTCCAAGAATGTTTGAGGTGTACTCATCCCTCTTGATACGATTCTTTTCTTCAACGCTTTCAAAACATCCTTCTTCAAATAATACGGAGAATGGGATTTTCCAATTGTTTCCACGATATCCGACAATGAAGACTCTTTTGCGTCGTTGGGGAACTCCGAAGTATTGGCTGTCGAAAACCCTATAAGCGATGGAGTATTCTTCACCTTGGACAACCCCTTGTTTATCGAGGCTTTCTGGTTTGAAGTCAACACCTGTGAAAGAGGAGATGATTTCACATAAGGCTTTTTTGTGTTTGTTTTTAAAAACGCCCTCGACATTTTCCCAAATGAACCATCTTGGTCGTTTTTCTTTAAGAATTCTTCCATATTCAAGGGAGATTCTACCACGGATATCATCCATTCCTTTGTTGAGTCCTGCATCGGAAAAAGATTGACAAGGCGTTCCTCCGACCAATAAGTCAAATTTGATTTTTTTGTAACTTTCATAAGTGTTTAATTTAGTGATGTCTGAAAATAATGGTGTGTTTGGATAATGGTGGGATAAAACTTTTTGTGGGAACGATGCAAAGTCACAAAGACCTTCGCAATTCCATCCTAAAGGTGACCAAGCTACGGTCGCCGCTTCAATTCCACTACATACTGAAAAGTACCTCATAATGTTATCTTGTTTAGTGATGACTCAAAATTATGTATATCTTTTCGAAAATACAAAATATTTTTAGAATATTTTTTAAAATAAAAAAAACCCATTGATAATCAATGGGTTAGGTAGTCATATTTTTCTTTTTTCCACTCAAAATTGAGGTGTTTCTCCATCCTTTCCGTTAGAATATCTATAGCTTTCTGAAATAAGTCCTCATCAACTGCGGTATTAGCCTTACCATAACTCTGAATTAGTTTACCTTTTTTATATTGTAGGTTGATTTTTTTTCGTTTATGTGACATAGATACAAACACATATATTGCACCATGTAAGAATTGTTTGGCCATACAATTTTTCATATTATAACCCTCAATTCTATAATCCTCTTCAGTTACCAACACGACTGGTTTAAATAATTTATCATCAACAATAATATCTTGTTGAGCAATGGTTAAGAATTCTTCAGGTAAATCATATTTTACTTTATATCCTCTTGCAAAGTGTAACTTAATACCTGACCACATTTCCATATGGTTTTCAAATTCATTATCATTCTTTGCTTTGTATTTTAATTAAACACCTCTAGATTCTAATAAATCTCTAATTGACAATAGTTT